AGGGTAATATCTCTGCAACTGAAATATCAGTACTCGGTATGAAAGGTGCAATTGGAGGGGAACAAGTCGAGTTCACTGGCCCTGTTTACATGGGGCCACAGGGTGCGGTACCATTTACTTCGGGTGCATCATTCTATGGTTCTTTCCATGGACAATCACTCGAAGCAATCAAATCCAAGTATGCGCATAAAGCAGAGAATGCGAAGACTGCGCAACTTGCATCCAAGGAGAAAGGTGGACAACCCTCCGGAGGGGCGCCTGATGTGCCTAAGAATATGGAATCTTTATCTCCACTGAAACCAATACCTAAGACAGATGCAGTTGCAGGTCTTTTGTCAGATGGACATTTGTCTATACGTGCAATATCAATTGATAGTAAAGATGCAATACGCAATCATATACTGTTACGTGATGACTATGCGGGACTGTTTGAAAAAGAACCCACTATAAATGAAATTCGATCTACCATGCGAGACGAAGCGAACAGAACAATCGTGAACGAGAAAGGTATCTCATTCCCCGATGCACTGATAAAGAATGGTATGATTGCATCCGACTGGGAAAATCCTTTGCCTCCGAAGGTGGGACGTATTGCCAAAAAACAGACATCTCCAAGATTTGGTTATACTCCACTTGGTAACTCCGTGAAGAATAGAGGTAAAAGATTCAAATGATAACAATTGTACCGGATCAGAAATACAATCCAGCTTTAGTTGATGCGAAGGATATTACTTCGTTCACTAAACTTGCGCCTGGAGTATCAGTCTCTAAGTTTCTTGGCAGTAAAGGAAACCCATGTAGTTTATCGACCATAGACAAATATCAAAACAGTCCTAATGATAGACAACAACTTGCATACAATCTCTATCTACACGCAGAGTTGTTCCGTAGAATCAATGGAAACATTGACATGTTCAAAGATGTGCGTCTTATTGTATCGGAAGGGGTTTATCGTGGTGGCCCTCTAGAAACAGTTGCAGGAGAAAATCTTCTAAAACAAGACGGTCAAATGGTAAGTTACAAAGTAGTTGATGAGAAGGGTGAGATCGATTATGAAAGAACATTCGATCTTGCTGAGTATATCAAGGACTATGTTGGATACGATAAACTTATTCTAGAATATGATAAGTGGGATCCAACAGGAAAACTCAATGCACAAGTAACAGTCGTAATGCCAAAGGTAGATGGAATTACTTGGAAGTTATACTATAAAAATGAATTGGAAACAAGATACAACGGAATACTTTTTGCAAAGAATGAGTTGGTAGAAGTTCTCGAAGATGTATAAATAGAACTATAATATTTTAGGAAAGACAAATGGCTAGAGCATTTTCTATAGAAGACGGGGGATTAGGAAACTTTTCAACTGTCAAATCGACATCGAACAATGAGTATATCGACATTGACCTTTCGTTTGCAGCGAAGGGTGCCGGTGACGTGTATAAGAAAACTGCGGTATCATCTGTCACACAATCTTTGAAAAACTTATTGATGACCAACCGCACCGAGAAACCTTTTTCTCCATACTTTGGTGCGAACCTCAATAGTTATCTTTTTGAGTTGATGGATCAAGGCACAATCAATCAAATGCAGAATGCGATTATACAGAATATTCGTGTTTTCGAACCAAGAATAAATTCCGAAACTCTACAAGTAATTCCCGAAGTAGATGAGAACGGAAACAGTGTTACACTTACGATAATTTTTAACATCGTAAATTCTAGTCAATCCGTAGAATTTACAACCAGACTGAATAGGTTACGATAATGGCAACGACTATTAACTCCTCATCTTTAGATTTTGATGCAATCAAAAACAATCTAAAGACATATTTAAAACAACAGTCGGAGTTTTCGGACTATGACTTCGAAGCGTCTGGTATATCTAATCTATTGGATGTATTGGCTTACAATACGCATTTGAATGGTCTCACTGCAAATATGGCATTGAATGAATCATTCTTGAATACTGCACAGTTGAGATCTTCGGTCGTATCACACGCAGAGACACTGGGTTATGTACCACAGTCAAAAACTGCGGCACAAGCAAATATCAACATGTCTTTCAACATTGGTATCGATCAATCAGATGTACCCGAAACTCTACAGATTGCATCTGGATATAAGTTTACCGCAGCTATTGATGATGCGTCTTATACATTCCAGACTCAGGAATTGATTCAGGCTACTAATGACGGTAACAACTTCTTCCAGTTCACAACACTGTCGGGTTCTACCAGTATCCCTATTTACGAAGGTGTTGCAAAGACTAAAACTTTCTTTGCAGGGGAAGATGCAGAAGAAACTATGTACATCATTCCCGATCTTAACCTTGACCGTGCGACTGCGGTAGTTAAGATATACGAGAGTTCGACTTCGGATGACTTTACCACTTATGTCAATCTAGAAACCGCAACTAATATAACCGCAACCACCCCCGCATACATTCTAAAGGAAGCACCAAATGGTTACTATGAGTTAACCTTTGGTAATGGTTCCACACTTGGTGCGGTACCTAAAGCTGGTGCAAAGATCACAGTTGAGTATCTCTCGGTAGATGGTGCGAATGCAAATGGTGGACGATTATTCGAACCCCTTAATACGGTAGAAGTGACCGAACCGACTAGTGGTAGTGGTCTACAAAGATTACCTGTAGTATCGACAGTCAATAGATCTGTTGGTGGTACTAATAAAGAAACATTGGATTCTATTAGACGAAATGCGCCATTCCGATATGCAACACAGAATAGAATGGTAACACATGTTGACTATGCTAACTTGGTGTTACGTTCATATGGTGCATTGATCGAAGACATTATCGCATGGGGTGGAGAAGACAATCTTCAACCAGAATATGGTCAGACTTTCCTGTCAATAAAATTCAAAGGGGATGTTACACAATCCCTAGAAGATATCACTAAAGACGATATCAGAGTGTTGGTCGATCAACTTTCTATTGCTTCGTTTGGATTACAATTTACTGATCCGGTAGAGACTTTTGTCGAAACCAATGTCTTCTTCCAATACAATCCGGACTATACTAACTTGTCGATCAATGCACTTCAAGAACAAGTTAAAGGTGTAATGATAGATTACTTCTCGACCAATACCGGTAAGTTTGGACAGGCATTCCGTAGGTCTAACTTATTGACTTTGGTAGATGACGTGAGTCCTGCTATTCTATCATCTCGCGCAGATGTGAAGATGCAACAACGTTTCACGCCTTCGGCTGGTGTAGAACAGGATTTCAAATTTAGTTTTCCTTCTCCTATCGCCAATCCGGATGATGTGAACTTCATTATAGAATCTTCTACGTTCAAACGTACCTTTGGTGGACAATCATTAAACTGTAAGATTAGAAATCTTCTGACCACAAACAAACTCCAGATCATTGATGTTGGTACAGGTGACGTGAAGTCCGACAACATCGGTTTCTACGAATCCAGTTCTGGTATCATCAATCTTGTAGGATTTAAGTCGGACGAATCGAAGTTGATCAAACTTTCATGTACTCCTGCTAACGCAAGTGCTATAGTACCACAGAGAGAATACATTCTAGATTATGATAATACGAGATTAAGTGCGAAAGGTTTACGTACCACAGCGAGTAACTAATGTCAATATTCGATAAAACACATAAAGATACTACAAGACGTGACATCAATCTGAGAGCGGATCAGATCGAGTCCGTCTTACCTTCGCATATCCTTGCAGAGTATCCTAAGTTTGTAAGTTTCATCAAGGCCTACTTTGACTTTGAGAATCAAGAAGATTCGTTGACTCGTTTTTTGAACAACATGTTCGAGACGCGAGATGTGTCACAAACAGATTTGGATCTTCTTACTTATTTTGAAGATGAGTATCTGTTAGGTCAGAATTACTTTCAAGGGTTTGTCGATAAAAGAACCGCAGTAAAATACTCAAGTTATCTGTATCGTGCCAAAGGTACTAGATACAGTATTCGACAATTCTTTAAAACTTTCTTTGACATTGAACCAGATGTTGTTTACACAAAACAATACATATTCAAGTTGAATGAGTCTAAGGTTGGTGCAGAGAGTGCAAGGTACCTTACTGACAATAAACTATATCAAACCTACGCAATACAGATTAGATCAGAACTTTCTCTTGCGCAATGGCGTGATGCATATAAACTCATGGTGCATCCTGCCGGTATGTACCTTGGTGGTCTCACTCAAATCGTAGGTACTGCATCAATAGATCAGTTACAGTATGATCCGGGCGAAGCAATCAAACCACCGATTGTATTGGAAGGTGTTGGTGGATTATCACCACTTGGTTTCCAACAACATACCGCACTATTCGACTTTGGTGCGACCGATGAAGGAGGAACTTTGAAGTTCCGAACAAATATGGGTAGTAGTGCAGGCCTGGCCAGAGACTCAAGTGAATTGTATCTGGGTATACCTATGGGCAATGACCTGAATGACGTGCAAGATCTTACAATCGATAACCTCGATAGACTGTATTCAAGTCTTGGTGAATACCTCACGCCTGATTCCCCAACGTTGGATGATGATAGTGACGGTTCAACTACTTACTCTGGATTCGATTTATCATCTACAGAAAGTATAGATCAAGAAACCTTCACGTGGAACCCACAGGTTTCTCGTATAGATTCTGATAATAATCTATTCCAGACTCCGGTCGGAGATTCTGATGGAGAAATTTCTCTCCGTGAAGTAATAGATAACAATTATTAGTATAAATAGAACATATAATCTTTAGGTAAAAAGAGAATGACTAGACAAGTATTAAACAGAGGCACAATCGCGAACGATGGTACGGGTGATACACTTCGTACTGCATCGTTGAAGATTGAACAAAACTTCCAAGAGATCTACAGCAAACTTGGAGATGGTGCATCTCTGATGGCGTTGATCGACTTTGACTCTTCGGGTATTATATTCGAAGGATCTGTCGAGAACAATTTTGAGACTCGTTTGCAAGTCGCTAACCCAACAGCAGATAACACGGTTACAATACCGAACTATTCTGGTGCATTGGTTATGGACTCTGCAACACAAACATTGTCTAACAAGACTTTACTAAGTCCTATTTTGACTACCCCACAGATTAATGACACTTCATCGAATCACAGATATGTGGTTGCAGTGAATGAGTTGGCTGCGAATAGAACAATTACATTACCACTGTTGGGTGCGGCAGATACTTTTGTATTTAATGACCACACCGCAATATTAAAGAACAAGACACTTCAGAATCCTACTCTTAACTCTCCGGTTATCGGTAAAGAGATTCTTGATAGTGCGGGTAACGAATTAATACAATTCCAAGACTCCGGTTCTGCAACAAACTTTATTCGAATTGGTAACTCCCCCACTAACGTACCTGCAATAGTGCAAGCTGCGGGTGAAGCAAACTCCGCACTATCACTCAAGGGTTCGGGTAATGGTGGAGTTAAAGTTGACTCTAAATTTGTATTAAAAACACAGGGTATTTCGACAGGTGGTGGTACTGTAAGTGCAAATTCACCAATAACATTATTCACCAATGGTACTACCGGTGCACACAGTTTAGCAAGTGGTACATCTGGACTAAATGGTGAAGTCAAATATCTTGTTAATAAAGGTGCGGGTACACAAACTATTAACGAAACTTCAAGTAATCTTGCTGCGTATGCAAGTCTTATACTACCACAGAACGAATCTGTTACTTTGATGTGGTTTGGGACTCAGTGGATTGTGATAAATAAAACTGATAACGTAACAACTTCGTAGGAATATATAAAAAATGCCAGTAATTACCGATCAATTTAAAAAACAGGTCTTAGATGATCTTCTTACGGACTTGGACTCTTCTTCCGTAAGATACTATGCGGCCATTGGTAGATCCGAAGATTGGAATGCTTCTGATCTTGCGACTGTTCCTACTAATGATTCACGTTCTGTCAGACAGGCAAGAAATTCTTTGCAATCTGCAAAACTCATCGAAGATGCCTCATATGTAATTCCACGTAGAATATGGGTTGCTAACCTTATCTACTCTGCATATGATGATAACGATGTAGGTTTCCCCGAGAATCCTTTCTATGTAATCAACTCGAATAACGAGGTTTACATCTGTTTGGAACAGGGTAAGAAACAGGATGGTTCTTCGCAGTTATCTACCAACCAACCTACTGGTAACACTACCGGTACACCATTCCGTACTGCGGATGGTTACACGTGGAAGTTCCTTTACTCTATCGGTGCATTACGTGCAGATAAGTTTTTGTCATCTGCATATATGCCTGTAAGATTTGTTGGTTCAACCGACTCGGATTCTCCTGCCGAAGATCTACAACAACAACTAGTCCAGAACGCTGCGGTAAAAGGACAAATCGTTGGTTATAAAGTAACTAATGGTGGATCTGGTTATACATCTGCACCTTCGGTAAGTATCGTAGGTAATGGTACTGGTGCGATTGCTTATGCGGTACGTGCGGGTGAGACTATCGTAGACATCAAGGTCAAGGCCGACTCTGCGGGTAACTCAGGCAACTCTTACTTTGGTAGTGGTTACGACTATGCAAACGTATTAATTTCTGGTGGTGGTGGTGACTCTTGTATTGTTCGTCCTGTATTGGGACAAGCATCTGGTGTTGGATCTAATCCTGTTATTGACCTGAAGGCAAATGGTGTTATGTTTAACTCCAAACCAGATGGTATTGAAAACGGTGACTTTATTACTGGTGACGAGATATTCCGTCAAGTGTTATTGGTACGCAATCCAAGAGTTGATAGTGCAGAAGGTGTTTTACTTACATCTACTTCCGCCCTGGCACTTAATAGTATTATACACGATGGATCAGGATTTGTCAAGTCTATTGTGCAAAAATCTCAGATTCAAGGTGTTACTTCTGGCGCAGTTGCAATCATCGACAACACTAATGATTCGGATACAATCTGGTATCATCAAAACGAAACAACTGGATTCACTTCCTTCCAAGTTGCAGAAGAAATTCAGGTGGTAGGTAACACAAATATTAACGGTTCGATAACCAGTAAAGTAGACGGTGAGTTTAATCCGTACACTGGGGATCTACTATATATTGATAACCGTTCAGCTGTAACGCGATCCACCGATCAAACCGAAGACCTGAAAATCGTAATTACTATCTAGGATTAAGAAATGCCAAACACATTTACAGAACAAACATTCAGATCAACCTACAAGGATGATCACGCGGATAGTGATAATTACTCACGTATCTTGTTCAATGCCGGTCGTGCATTGCAAGCACGTGAACTTACACAGATGCAGACCATCATCCAAAAAGAAATTAAAAGGTTTGCTGATAACATATTCCAAAAGGATGGTGTTCCTACTAAAGCTGGTGGTGTTGCACCTAACAACCATTATGCGTTCATCAAAATAGAGAACGATCAAAATAACTCTTTTGATACTGTAAGTGCATTGAAGGGTGTCGTGTTAACTGGTGCGGATTCGAGTATCAAAGTCAAGATCTATGAAGCAGTTGCTTCTGTGAACAGTGACCCTGATACTCTTTTTGTCCAGTACTTGGACAATCCAAATACACAGAGTCCTAGTCTACCACTTACTACTAGTACCTTTGTTACGCCTGGCGAAGTACTCTCCAACGGGTCTAACATTAACTTAACAGTTCAAACAATCAACACATCTACCAATCCGGCAGTCGGATATGGTTCTCAGGTTGAAGTTGGACAATCAGAATTTTATGTTCAAGGACACTTTGTATTCTGTCCTAAACAGAGTCTATTCCTTGATAAGTATAAGAATTTCCAGACAGCAGATATTGGTTTTAAAGTTATTCAAGACATTATAACAGTATCCGATACTGATGCACTGTATGACAATCAAAATGTAACTCCTAACCGTGCTTCGCCTGGCGCAGACAGATACCGTATTCGATTAGAACTGATTAGACGAGACCAGATGGTGACCGGAGATACCTTCGTGTATTTCGGTCGTATCGAAGGTGGTAGATTAGTCGATCAACAATCTGATGATGAAGGTTTCAATAGAGTCCGGAATCACGTTGCTACACGTGTCCGAGAGATTAATGGAGACTTCATCCAGAAGTATTGGAAACTTCGCGTAGAACCTAATGGTACAAACGCATCATCTACATTGATGTTGAAGGTAGATCCAGGCACAGCATATATCGATGGATATAGAGCTGCAACTACTTCTACTCGCAATATACCGATTCCTAAAGCAACAGACACTATTGCAAGAGAAGAAGAACAGATTGGTATCGACTACGGGAACTACTACTATTTCGATAGTGGTGTTGGTATGTTGGATATCGATACTTGCGAAGAGGTGACATTATATGCGGGTTTTGATGGTGCAGATAGTGCAATCGGTACTGCACACATTCGTGCATTGACCGAAGGTTCCACAGGACTTCGTACTGGTGGATACACCTATGTGAGACCACCTTTATACAAGGCACATTTATTCGACATCCAACGAGATAACTATAATTATAGTTTACGTGATGTCAAATCTATTAAATCTTCGACCAATACTCACTACATAAACCTTGTTCAAGTAACAGGTAATGGCGGAAGTATTGTACATGAACCTAAGAAAAATGCTTTACTGTTTGATACTCCATTAAGACGACCCAAGTCTTTCACTGATGTCACTATGACATTTATGAAGAAGTACAACTTTACGGCTTCTGGTACTAGTCACACAATCACACTGACCGATGCTGGTGAACGTTTTGTTAATGAAAGTGATATCCTTGTTGCTTCTGCAACTGAGTTTGCACCTTCAAGTGTTGCATCAAATATCCAATCCGGAAACACAGACATTTTGTTCAGTGGGTTGTCGAATGGTGTTGCATATGAAGCAATTGTATTCATAAGAAAAACTAACGCAAGTGTTAAAACAAAGACACTGACCGAAACCGTGGTAACTGCTTCATTAGACTCTGATGGCGCAGGTGTATATTTCCTTCCTCTCGGTAAATCTGATGTCTATAGTATTCAACGTGTATCTCTTAATGATTCTGATGGTGAAGATGTATTCACCAGTTTCTTATTCGATGCGGGTAACCGTACTACTCACCAAGATGACAGTAGATTAATCTATTCTGGTGGTGGTTTTGATAGTGCAGGTCAATCCATATTTGTACGATATAAGTATTTCGAACCTTCGGTAAGTGGGCAGTTCTATGCTGTGAACTCTTATGATGGTCAATTGGATTATCTTAAAGTTCCTGGCCAGAAATTGCCTGATGGTGGTCTTCTGTCACTACGTGATGCAATCGACTTCCGTCCTTCAACTGATGGTTCTGGTTCATTTTCTGCTGGTTCAATTTGTCCTCTTCCGGTACCTACCGATACTATCACTACAGATGCCGAATACTACTTACCTCGTGCAGACCGTCTGGTAATATCTAAACAAGGTGAACTTCGTTATATCACCGGTTCTTCTTCGTTGAGTCCGAAATACCCCGATGTTCCTGTGGATTGTATTGATCTTTATAAACTGAGACTGAATGCTAATACCATGCACACTCAGGATTTGAGAACAACTCTTATTCCACGTAAGGGTTATACGATGCAGGACATCAACAAACTAGAAGAGAAAGTTGATCGTCTTGAAGAAATGACTACATTGTCACTTCTCGAATTGAATACTAAAATGATGAATGTTTTGGATTCTGCGGGTAATGATCGTGCTAAGTCTGGATTCTTTGTAGACAACTTCAAGTCACATTCTCATTCTCAAACTAAGTCTCCTGAATATCGTGCTGCGATTGACAAGAGAGGTAAACTGTTACGTCCTACTTTTGTAGAAGACTGTGCAGATCTTTTCTATGACAGTGATCATGTCGGTCAACTACGTACCGGTGTATTCGGTGACTTCGTTATGTTGAACCATACCGAAATTGCATATGAAGCGCAAGAACTCGCTTCTGGTACAGAAAACCTCGCACCTTTCTATGTTCCTACCATTGTCGGTAGTGTAGAACTTTCTCCGGAAACTGATTCTTGGAAAGAGACTCAGAAGATTGGCGAAACTGTTGTGGGTCGTTCAAGTGAATTTGACCTCAAACACGCATTGAACTGGAACAACTCCGAGAACGAATGGTTTGGTGTAGATCCTTCTGACCTAGAAGCTGGTGATGCTGCAACTTCATTTGTAAGTGGTACATCAACTTCGATAACACACAATAGTTCGGATCCTGTTCTTATTGGTACCGAGACAACCGAAACTCTCGGTGAGTGGGTTGAAGTCGGTCATGTGACCGATGTGGAAACTCTTTATACCGAAACTGTAGAAGTATCACGTGAACGTGAAGAAGAAATCTCACGTACAGTAATAGATTCTTGGTGGAACAATAATTATTGGGGTGGTTGGACTGGTAACTGGTCTGGTTCTTACTTTGGCTTAGGTGGAACAGGTTCTTATTCATATGGTTATTTCGATCCTTGGACTACCGAACAAATTACCACTGATATGTGGGATGTTGTTACTACCGAAACTAGAGATAAAGTTAAGACTGTTAACACATCTACTTATGAAACCACACGCACAATCGAAACTGAAAATGCGTATGAGTCTACTACGGATACCACAACAACAACAACAACTTCCAATACAGTAAACCGTATTGCGAGTGAGTCTACTATTCGTGACGTAGTTGGTAAAAAGGTTATCGATGTATCGGTCATTCCTTTCATGCGTTCGATTGATATTCAATTCAAAGCTGAAGGTCTGCGTCCTAATACACAGTACTTCCCATTCTTTGATGGTTCTAACGTATCTTCTTTCTGTAGGGAACAGACTACGTTCAGTACTTGGGCTCAACGCAATTACCTTGCATCTAAAAGTACTGAAGATGGTGAAGGTGTTCAACGTACTACCCAAGAACATAGTTCTGGTAAGACCAACCTTATATCTGACGCAGAAGGTACTATTATTGGTTCGTTCGAAGTACCTAACAACCAAGCAATGCGTTTCTACACAGGGCCTCGTGAGTTTGCATTACTTGACGTGAATGTCAATGACTTCAGTGCTGCAATGTCTTATGGTAGAGCAATGTTCCACTCTAAAGGTGTTCTCGAAGAGTATGAAGATGAAGTCGAAGTAACTCGCGTACTTAAAATCGTAGGTAACAGTACCAGTGATGTTGATAGAACAATTGCTTCAAGTTCAACTGTATGGACTGAATCTGTTATCTCGACAGAAATTGCTTCAGATGTAGTATCTACCGAAACATATTCTACTCTGGTCGGTGATACCACAACATCTACAGAACATGTTGGTGAAACTTCTGAGATAAATTATCTCAACCAAATCACTCCGGTAGATCATGTAACAGACACTACAGTTCCTCCGGGCGGTGCGGTGACTGATGCCGACCTAACTCCAGTAGAAAGAACTACTCGACAGGGTAAAGGTGGTATCAATTACAGACATACCAATAATAGACTAGAATATAACGATCCAATCGCGCAGACCTTCTTGGTTAAACAAATTGCCGGTGTATTCATTACATCTGTTGATGTTTACTTTGCAAGTAAGTCTTCTTCTGCTCCTGTATTCTGTGAGTTGAGACCTACTGTGAATGGCGTTCCGTCTTCAAGTAAGATTATTGCAAGTAAGAAATTATCTGCAAGTCAAGTATCTCTTGTTCCAGAAGGATCTACCAACAAACAAATGTTGCAGAATGCTACCACGTTTACATTTGATCATCCGGTATTTGTTGCGGGTGGAGAGTATGCACTCGTACTAAGACCGGGCAACAATGATCCGGACTATAACGTATATGTTGCAACTGTCGGTGAGAGACAATTGAACTCTAACGAAGCGTTCATCTCACAACAAACAACTCTGGGTGGATTCTTTAAATCTCAGAATGCAAAACTGTGGGAACCTTCTAGTGGTCAAGATCTTTCATACAGAATCAATGTTGCTAAGTTTGAAACCTCTGGTAATGCTATCCTTGAGAATGCAAACATACCTCCAGTATCTTTGTCTAAAGATCCTTTGGTAGTGGATTCTGGATCTAACACAGTACGTGTTATGTTCAAAGGTCATGGCCTTAGAGATGGTGATAAGACTTGGATTCGAGGTATCGACTCTGCAACTGACTTTGGTAACGGTTTGACCGGTGCAGATGTTAATGGGGTACGTACTGTTATCGACTTTGATAACTCTGGTTACACCTATGCTGCAACTTCATCTGCGACCTCTCGTAAGTGGTTCGGTGGTTCTTCTGTAACTTCTCAGAGAAACATGAACTTCGAAGTATTGAGACCCGAGATTGATATCAAACAACCAGGCGAGACTAACTACACTATGTCGATTAAGACTACTAGTCAGTCCGCATTGGCAGGAAGTCAAGTTCGATTTGTTAAAGATGGTTCATATAACATCATTGAGAACAAGAAGAATAATGAGTTCACAAATCCTCGTGCACTATTTAACAGACGCACCGAGAATCTGTCAACCGCAGGTAAACTCAATGGCGAGAGATCTACTACTGTACAGTTAACATTGAAGACAACCAATCCATACTTGTCTCCAGTCATTGATTTACAACGTTGTAAGTTGAACACTATTCACAACATGATCTCTAGACAAGATTCTTCGTCTACTGATGGTTTCAATGTACCATTATCTTATGTCGGTGAGACTAACCCTCTATATGGTACTGAGTCTGCAAAACATGTTACTAAAATAACAACTCTTACCGAACAGGCTGTTGGACTGAAGATCTTACTTGCTGCGAATAGACCTCCTGAGTCAGACTTCCAAGTTTATTGGAAAGTCGCAAGTGCGGGTGATGACATTAAGAGATCTGCATGGACTCTGGTTAATTCCGAAACCGTTCTACCAGTTGATACTAACAAGAACGTGTTCCGTGAATACCGTTATCTTGTAGGTGGTGATGGTGGTACTATGTCACCATTCACACAGTTCCAAGTTAAGATTGTTATGAGATCAACCAACAGTGCGAAAGTACCTACATTCCGTGACTTGAGAATTATATCACTGGCAGTATAATATGAAAAAGAGACAATTGGTACACGTAAAAGATGAACCCGATTTTGCAAGAGATGCAGAGTCGGGTGCCATTATTAATATAAATAGAAGTGAAATACAACTTGCACGGGAACAGAAGAAACTCCGTAATAAAAAGATGCAAGATGAAAAGAATCTTAAAGTAAAGGTTGATAGACTAGAGTCAGATATCCATGATATCAAATCCTTACTTTCACAACTAGTAGAGAAACTATAGATGTCAAGACCATTTACGAAACTAAGTGACTCGTTCAAGACAATGCGAGACAACCAGAACACTGTCTCTTATAATGTTGGCGATCCGGTGGATCTTCTCACTCACGGTGATAGTGATGTGGTCATGGCCATCAACGAAATCGAAAGAGTGTTTGACGCATCTTCCGGTGAAATCATTTATCCTACGGGAAATGCCCTCCAAGGGGAAACTCAAACTCGTTTACTAATCAGTACTAATCAAGCAAGTGGTACTGATGTACAATTCAATGTCGGTGCAAACTTCAACGTTGATGCGGTAGGTGATATTAATTTAGATGCCGGTGGATCTAACATCAACTTCCTTGATGATTCGGTCAGTCGTATTGCATTCACATTAGGTACCACTAACACAGTTGGTGTGACTGGTATCCTTGATCTTGATGTTTCTTCTAACTTAGATATCGATGTATCTGGTAACACAACTCTTACCTCTACCGGTGCAACTACAATAGAAACGACCACATACACTGTCGATGCGTCCGGAGATATTGTCCTTGATGCTGATGGTGGTAATGTCACATTCAAAGATGCTGGTGTCACAGAGTACGACTTTGCTACTGGCGGTACAGTTTCTCGTACAGGTGACTTGACATTTGACATCTCGGGTGATATAATCTTCGATGCAGATGGGGCAAACATTACATACAAAGATGGTGGTGTTACTCGTATTGCATATACGATGGGTACCACCAACACCGAAGCCGTAACTGGCAATTATACTCTTGATGTGTCTGGTAATATTATATTAGACGCAGATGGCGCAAACATCGACCTAAAAGATAATGGCGCAACTCGTTTCGCATACGGACTTGGTGCATCTAATACCTTAGACATTACAGGTAATCTAACTCAAACCGTCTCAGGCAACTTCTCAGACAGTGCAAATGGTACTCGTGACATCACCTCAACTGGTGCGATGTCTCATACCACTCTTGGTACTCTCACTACAACATCATTGGGACAAACCCATAATGTGACGGGAAACTTCGCTGTTGATGCATCTGGAGATATTACTCTCGATGCTGATGGTGGACAACTATATCTAACAGATGGTGGTGTCAATAAGGTAACATATAATTTCGGTACGAATCAAGAGATTGATGTTGTCGGTTCGTTGATCTTTGATGTTGCCAATGATATTGTATTGGATGCCGGTGGTGGTGACATTGACCTCAAACAAGCTGGAACGACTCGTTTTGCTTACGGACTAGGTTCAGCAAATACTTTAGATGTTACAGGTACACTCACTACTACTACTTCGGGTAACAACACCCTTACAGTGGCAGGAGATCACTCTGACAGTGCTTCTGGTACTCGTGACATCTCTTCGACTAACGGTATTAATATCGACACTCGTGGCCCGATGACGAATACTGCGGGTGGTGCGTTCAATCTTGTTACTGAATCAAACATGGGTCTTACCGCTGGTGGTAACCTAACCGCAGATGTTGAGGGTGATATTAACCTTGATGCAAATGGCGGTAATGTTACACTTAAAGATAATGGGGCGATCAGATTCGACTTCGTTATGGGTGCGAATCAAGAGATTGACGTACCCACCGGCAACTTAACTGTCGATGTGGCAGGTGATATAGTACTGGATGCAGACGGTGGAGACATCGACTTCAAAGATGCAGGTACTTCTCGTTTCTCATATGGAATGGGTGCGTCAAACACTTTAGATGTTAACGGTAATCTTACACAAACTGTATCAGGTAACCAATCTGATAGTGCTGGTGGTACTTACTCAGTTACTTCTACTGGTGCAATGAGCCACACTTCTTTGGGTACATTGTCCACAACTTCTGGTGCACAGACTCATACAGCAGACGGTAATTACTTGATCGATGCTTCTGGTGATATTACACTTGACGCAGATGGAAACGACATTTACTTCAAAGACGGTGCATCCACACGCATCCGTCATCAATTAGGTGCAACAAACAACATCACTGTTACCGGAGATTATAATATATCGGTAAGTGATTCTGCATCTTTGTCTACTACAAATGGTTATAGTCTAACTATTGGTGGTTCGGTAAAAGAGAATATTACTGTAAACAAAACTACTACTGTTGGTGGCACATTAGTAAATGCCATCATCGGTGCATTAAATGATAGTGCGGACTCGTATGGTCTGACTACTACAGGTGATATTGTACAGACTGCCGGTGGATCTACATCTACTACCGCAGGAACAACTGCAACCATCAATGCAGGAACAGATATTCTTCTTGATGCAGAAGGTGATATTACACTTGACGCGAATGGTGCGGACATCTTCTTCAAGGATGGCGGTGTCACTAAGTTCACCTATAACCTTGGTACAAACCAAGAAGTTGATGTTGTAGGAAATCTGACGTATGATGTCTCCGGTGATATTATACTTGATGCAGACGGTGGTAATGTATTCCTTAAAGATGCAACCGTTCAGTTTGGTGAATTCCGAAACTCTAGCAATCATCTGGACATTTATTCTGGTACTGGTCTTGCAATCGAAATGGATGCAACTAAGGTAGAGATACATGGTCGTGCATTCTACACTGACGAAGATCTAGACACTACCGCACAAGATGTTGCAGGTGGTATCAATGAACTTCATTTGCAACTAGATAGTGCAGTTGGCGAGATAGCGTCCGAGAAACTTATAACCCGTGCGCATCTGGACATTATACAGTCCGGTGGTACAACTGCGAACATGTCAGGAACAGGTATCTCCACACTGGGTACAACAAGTAAGTTTATTGTTCCGGCTATCAATGAGATCCACACACAGTTGGATAGTGCAGTTGGTGAGATTGAAGTTGTAAAGGGTAGAGTTACAGGTAACGATACTGACATTCTTAACTTGAGTAATCGAGTAGGACAGTTGAATCAACTTGATAGTTCTGCGCCAGGCAACTTCTTCGAAGGTATAAATAATGATAGTATTGTTAAAGCGTTAAATGAACTGGCATCTAGAACTGTCTTAATCTATGACGAAAACGGTACTCTTCTAAACTAATAGTAGGAAAGAGAATGTCAGATAATAAGACATTACCGTTAAAATTAAAAGACATTAATGGTAATCTCCAACAGATAAATGCAACCGAGAAAAATTATGTTGCCTACCTCGCAGGACTACAGAACGCAATTGCGGACAGTAGCGATGTAGGGCTTCTTACGCTCAGTGCAAGTGGAAATAGGTCTCTTGGATCTCTGACGGATACCTATTATCCAGAACCCGTTGGAACTCATCCATATAATGCCCAATCGGTTATTACCACCACAACAAATTTATATCAGATCAATGGTACCGCACTAGAGAATGATAGTGATTGGAGAAAACCAGTCGGACATTATGAAAGTAATGTATATGAAATGTCGGATAATGATCTGAACACTTTCATCGATGATATCAATGGTCGTATCGCACTATCTGACTATCCAGGCTCTCTCAAGTTGTCTTCGACCAGACCCAGTGCAGACTATGACATTCTAGTCCCTAGTGTTTTGCATGATCAACGTGCTGACTCTTCGGGGAACCCATATACTGTAAATGACTATAGTATATGGCGTAGAACTGCAATGACCGCTCCCACCTCGGTAGATCTTGTTGGATTGAAAAGAAGTAATGGAGACAGTGGTGATTATCAAGGACTTCAAAAGTTAACTGATCGTCAAGTTCAAATAACTATTGGTCAACGTGCGAAAACCAGACGTGCAATTGATGGTGCGGTCGGATCATATGAACTCAGAACTTCTTCGCAGGGTATACCTGTCGGTGGTACTTGGAAGAATGTAGGTAGTGCTGCAAACACCATTCGTCTTGTCAATGAACAGAACTATACTCGCACACGAGCATCTTTATACACGAGAACTAGACCTTCGGCTTATGCTGATAATTACACTCGCACACGATCAAGTTCATATGCCGGTGAATATACAGGCAATTACACCAGAGAATTTATAGGAAACTATACCAGAGAATTTACGGGCAATTATACCGGTGATTTTACTGGCGACTATGGTAGAACTTTTGTCGGAGACTATTCTAGAAACTTTGCGGGTAACTATGTTGGAAATTACACAGGTAACTTCAGTCGCAACTTTTCACGTACCTTTTTTAGAGATTTTATAGCGACACGTATCAGTTCATATGCCGGTGAATTTACAGGCAATTATACCAGAGACTTCACACGGACTCGGAATTCTGCTTACGGTAGAACTCGTACATCTAATTATTCCAGAGACTTTACAGGTAACTATACCAGATTGTTTCTTGGCAACTATGCTGGTAACTATGTAGGTGAATATACACGCATCTCGACACGTGATAGAACATCTACCTATACCAGAACAAGAATAGTAAGTAGAAATTCCAGTTACACTGGCGATTATACCAGATTTTTCTCTGGACAATATGCAGGTGACTTCACCAGAATTAGGGAATCAACTTACACTGGTGATTATCTTTCCACATATATTGGTAACTATGCACGTGACTTCACTAGAATTAGAAGTTCTTCATACTCCAGAAGCTTCATTGGTAACTATGCACGTGACTTCACAAGAGATAGAATTTCTACATATAATAGAGCCTTTATTGGTGAATATGCACGTGACTATACAAGAGATAGAATTTCTACATATAATAGAAACTTCAGCAGAACTCGTTTCTCAACATATATTGGCGACTTCACTCGAATATTAAACTTTACACGCACTTCGACATCCACATATGGTGCTGTTAGAACAAGTAATTATACACGAGATCGTGTAGAATACCTAAAAGGTACTTTATACTATACTGGTGATTACACAAGAGACTTTGTGGGTGCTGGTTATTTGGGATTGCCGGGAACATATACTCAGAACTATACATCTACTTTTGCTGGATTTGTGTATTATGCCAGATTAGACAAATCGGGTGGTACACTTAACTTTGCTGGCCCCGCTACGTATACCGGTGACTTTATAACTACTAGGACGGTTCCTTCATACATTGGTGATTACCTAAGAGTCGGTACATATTTGCGTGGATTCCTTCGTTCATTTATTAGGACTCGGGTATCTACTTATTCTAGAGAGTTTGCTGGGGAATACTCAAGAAACTTCGAAAGAGCCAGAGTATCAAGTTATAATAGATTGTTTGTTGGCGAATACTCAAGAAACTATGAAAGAACTAGAAATTCGAATTACAACAGATCGTTTTCTGGCGAATACTCAAGAGACTTTACCAGAAATAGAGATTCTAGTTACATAAGAGTTAGGTCTTCTACTTTTGCGGGAGAATATGCGA